GTTGGCTTTTCCAGAGGAAAAGCAGGGGGACCTACAGTACATACGGTCCATTCTGGTTTCTGCCGGGACCAATAAGAACGGGGCCCACTTCTTGCCGTCAGAGATGATGCGGGCGCACAACACCATTGTTAACAAGGCCATCGATATCGAGCACGACGAATCCAAGGTAATAGGCCATATTTATGAAGCGGCCTTCCTTTTCAAAGATGGTGAGCAGTTCGACCCTACCAAGATCCTTGCCGAGTACGAAGAGCTATCCAACGACCCGGACTCCTTGGACATCGATATTTGTGTGGCAGGAGTTATTCATAAGATGCGTTTTCCCGAGCTTGCCGAAGAGATTTCCGCAGGCGAGTGGAAAGTAAGCATGGAGTGTTACTTCAAGGATTTCGATATCAAGATTGGTGATACTATTATTACCCGCGACGAGGCTAAAGCCCTTGGGTATGACCCCAACGACCTTGTTGGTGGTTTTGTTAAGATCATGGCCGGCCAGAAGGCTCTCGGTAAGCAGTTTGTTTCACGTGTTCTCAGACACATTACGTTTAGTGGTATGGGAGTAGTGAAGAACCCAGCCAACCCTCATTCTATTATCATGGAAACAGCGGAGCATCGCGAGCAGATGGAAAGAGGGGAGAGGGTGATAGACTTGGAGCATATTGATAACCTAAGAGGACACAAAGTTGAATTATCCTCTACTCAAGAAGAAGAAGTTGTAGAAGAAACTATAGAAGAGACCACTACCGCAGCAGTTAAGGTAGTATCAGAAGAGGGAGACACCATGGTAGAAAACCCGGTCTACATCGAAGTAGACAAAGAGACGGGGGGTATCAAGAGAATCCTCTCCTTGGAAGGCAAGGAAGACGCAGCGGCCCGCTGGTCTGGAAACGGTCTTCCGGGCCCGGGCAGTGTAGCAACCTGGCCTGATGAGCTGTGTAAGAGTTTCAAGAAGAGGGTAACCAAGTTTAATGCCCTCGACCAATCAGAGGGGCAGGTCGTGCAGGAGCATTGGTGCGCTCTTTTTGAGGAGCCTTGCCCGGTTATTGGGGCCTCTGCCAAGGCTCCGGAGTGCTTGCGTAACCAGAGAAACGCAGTTACTAAGGATCCCCGCGACACTACGATTACTAAGACTAAGAGGGAACATCTTGATCACGCTCCTAGCAACACTTATACTACCATACTTTCGCCTCAATTCACCCCGTCTTCCCCACAGCACCAAGATTTCCAAAAGAGAGGCGTTGGTGTGTCTGGAGAAACTGAGTCAGAAGATCCCATTAGGGATAGAATGGCCCAAATAACCAGACTACGTACAGAGTCTCAAGAATTAATAAAATCTATGAGATCTTTCGTAGCGGCTGAAAAAAAAACTTCCGAGTAGTCAGTGAGCCGATTGAGGCTTCCTCGGTCATAGCTTCGAACAAGGTTATAAGATATAAGAACAAGATGGAGGCATTTAAGACTGCTCAATCCTTAGAGCCCACAGCGGAAAGGGAAAAGGTTTCGGGTTTTGTTCTGTTCGTGGGGGCTGGTCCGGACATAGTTCCGGCCGGCGACGACCGCGAAGCTGCGGTTGGGAAAGCCGTTGAAATTCTCAATCAGAACGACACGGTGGTATTTCTTTCTAAACTTCAGTCCAAATTTGGAGATACGTTTGTTACGAAAGATCAGCTGATCCTTACAAGGAAATCAGAAGAAGGAGGACGCTAACATGGCAAAGCCAGATATTCAAGCCAGTTTTATTACAGCATCTGGCACGATGTACCGTGATAAAGGAAAGTTGGGTCTAGAATCTAAGGGTCCGATCACAGGCACTGATCTACAGGCCCGCGACTACGCCAATGATACTGCAGCCGCTGTAGGCGGTGTTGCTGTAGGCGAACTTTATCACAATTCAGGTGATGTAAAGATTAGAGTTGCTTAATTAGCGTGTTGACTACGTTATAGTCAAGGAAACGGTTACGGAGTAGATGAGAGGAAGTGCAACACAAAGAGTGCACGAAGTTTGAAACTTGTCGGGGGACGAGAATCAAACGAACCTAATCCGAATAGGAGGAAAAGCCGATATGACAGAACTTAACAAGGACGAGTTCGAAGCAGCTGTGCAGGCTGAGGTCGAGAGAATTCTTTCCTCCCGAGAGGAAGCCCAGGCTCGCGAAGAGGCTGAGTCTGCTCTCACAGAGGCCAAAGAGACCTTCGAATACCTAAAGGCGTCCCTAGAGGCAAAAGATGCCAAGATTAAGGAATACGAAGAAGCTCTTGCCGCTCTCGATACCGCCGAGCCCACTGACGCAGAGATTGCGACTAATGAGAGAATTGTCGAGCTTGAAAAAGAACTCGATACACAGAAGCATCTCGCCGAGGTAGCTCAGGCTGCCCTTGATACGCTCGCTCGCGAAGAAGTTGGTGCAGGTAGGATGGCTGAACTCGCTGAGGACGGTATTGCCCTCGAAGAAGAAGCCGCTGAAGCACAATACGCGAAGGTCCGAGATATGTCGGACGAGGACTTTGCGTCCTATAAGAGCGAACTGCTGGCCATTAAAGGCATGCATACCTCTCCTTCAGAAGAAGGCGAAGAAGAGGAAGAACTTGAGGTTGCTGAGCTTTCCGCACAGGAAATCAATTTGATTGCTCAGAGCCTAGGTTGCGATCCGGCCGACTCCAAGTGCATTTCCCTTGTCAACGAAGTAGCACAAAAGGTTGCTGAGGTGTCTAAGAGCCGAAAAGGCAAGATGCCGAAGAAAGCTAAGTGCGAGGAAGAAGAGACCCCAGGTGAGACTGAGGAAGCTTCTGATGACGAGACGAAGGAGACAAATAAGGAGACCGCCTCTCGAAAGCCCCAAAAGCTTTCTCTTGGCGAAGCAATTACTCGGTCCATGGATCAGGAGATTCAAGCAAATAAGAGTCTCCGTGACGAATGCGCCCAAGCATGGGAAAATGTCTATGCTGATAAGCATGGAAAGAAAACAGAATCCAACTAAGGAGGTACTGACACATGGTATTCATCCCGAGAGATCCTGTAATGCAGAATCAGTTCCTGGTCCATGACTCTAGTCAGGGCGACGGTACTGAAACCGCAGGCTCAGTTGTCTACTTGTCGGGTGATCAGTTGGTAGCTGTTGTGAGTGGTTCTGGAAATAGACCTTACGGTTTCCTCATGCAGAACGTAAAGGCCGAGTCTTCTGCGCATCCAACCGGATTCAGAATGCCTGGTGATTTGGGCAGCTCTGATGCTTTTACTGGTGACCCCGTAGCGGTTGCTCACCTTGGTCTTTATGACACCACTTACTATGATACTGCTGATACCTATACCGCAGGCGATTATCTTGGCGCCAGCAATACAGGTAGAGTCTCTAAGACAAACATGATTGATTTTGCTACCGTCTCCGGTAGTAGTGATTATGTCGCTATTGCTCAGAACACCCTGGACGCAACTGCGGTTGCTGCTGGTGATAGACTGCGAATTAAGCTTCTAATCTAACCTAAGGAGGTCTTGTCATAATGGACAGACAAAAGCTTGCTGAACTATTTAAAGCGACTGCGGCTATCGATACCTCCGAAGGTATGGAAGCCTATAAGGCCTTTGCACAGGCTCTGACCGTACCGATTCTTCAAGAGATTCGAGACGCGTCAATCATGAGACAGCTCTTTGCTGTTGAACGACTCGCCGCTGGTGCTCAGGCTGTTTATCCAGTTGCTGACGACTTCGAGATCCCAGTATTCGTACTGCCCGGTCTCGGTTACATCGCTCAGAACTTCATCGAAGGCGTAGGTGAGGAAGTATATGTTCCTACCTTCTCTATTAGCGTAGCTGCTGACTGGAAGGTGACTTATGCCCGAGATTCGCGTATCGACATTCCCGAGAGGGCTGCTCGAAACGCTGCACGCGCAATTGCTGACTTCGAGGAAGAGTGCGGTTGGCGAGTTATCGTTCCTGGTGGAACGACCAACTTTGCTGGTCAAGGTCTGCTTGGTTCACGCAACGCGCCTGTATATCAGGTACCTGCCGGTGCTACCGGTGAGAAGTTCCTTTCCAAGGAGCTTATCAACCTGATGATGGTCGGTATGAAGAGAGTTCGCCGATCCCTAACTGATCTCTACATCTCCCCTGAGGATGCCGCTGACGTACGTGAGTGGACTGATACCCAGGTAGATCCGATCACCCGCCGAGAGATTTTCCAGGCTGCTGGTATGGGTACTATTTGGAACATCAATCTCCACGAAGTATTCCAGCTTGGGGCTACTGGTCGATTTAATATCAACCAGAATGCTGCTACTTTTGGTATCTTCCAGATTGATGGCGCTGGCGACTTCAATGACTATACGCCTACTAACGTTAACACTGTTGACGGTAACGGTAATGTCACGGCCGCTGGTGAGACACAGGTTTGGGGCTTCGATCTTTCCGTTAATGATTCCCTCGTAATGCCTGTTCGAAAGGAATATGAGGCGCATGATGACCCAACACTACTTCGACAGCAGAAGCAAGGTTTCTTCGGCTGGGAGGAAGTTGGATTCGCGCTCCTCGATTCTCGAATGGTACAGATGGGAGTTATCGACCGAAGTTAAGCATTACATCCCGGAGGGAGGGGATTGCGGTCCCTTCCCTTTTGGGAACAAGTAACTTCTATAAAGGAGAAACCGCCATGGTAGTAACCTACACGGTAATAAGATCGGTAACTGGCCTTACAGAGACGGAATTAAACGCTCTTACCAATTTGGATCTTTTGGCGGTTATTGAAGAAGACATAGGCTATCAGTACGTATTTTATACGGTTGCGAGCGATGTCGCTTACAAAGTAGTGTACGCTTACAGCGGCTTGACCGAAACGGAACTTCAAGACGGCTATGGAGATGATGACTATCTACTCATTGCTACTATTGGAATGGGAGTTGGGACACAATACATCTTTAAGGAAGACACCGGAGGTGGAGGAGGTCCAATCTAAATGGCAGTCACTTATACAAGAGTGAGGAGTTTGACGGGGCTTACCGAGACTGATCTCGCTGACGCGCAGTTTACAGACAAGTTGTTGGTGGAAGTGGTAAAAGAAGATGTGGGCTGGGTGTATATTTTTAGAGATGAGCCTTAATATAACCAACGCTAGGTCCTGGTTTGTCCTAGGTAAAACAGAGTCTCCCCGCCCTGTTTCCAGGGCCTAGCCCAAGGAGAAATTATGTTTTGGTTGGAATTACTTTTTGTTGTTATTTTGGTGGAGCTTTTGACGGAGCTGGTCATCAAGTCTGAGATTTTCAAGCCTGTTAGGAATTGGATTTTTAAGCTGGGCGGGTGGTTCAAAGATCTCTTCACCTGCGGTTATTGCTTTTCCGTATGGGTAGCTTTCGGGGTTGTCTTTTTGACTCAGATTAGTTATCCTTTAACGGGGCAGCCTTGGTTGGATTTAGGGCTGATGGCCCTAATAGTCCATAGACTGTCCAACATCCTACACAACGTAATTGATAAGTGGACAGATAAATACTATAGCCTCGGCCATGTGAATACGGACAAAGCAAATGAGTAAAGGAAAGGAGTTACTAATGCGAGGATATGTACAGAACGAAGGCACCCAGGCGTACTTTATTGTACAGAGGCAGATTCCACCTGGAGGCAAAGTAAAGATAGAAGACATATATAAGAGTGTTGGCAAAAAGAGCGGTTTGGAGGAAGGCATAGAGTTCGTGGAATGGCTTCGGACCAACGTCTTTAGGAAAGGTTCTTGGAAGTTTTACGAAGAGGAAGGTAAGCTCTTGGGACCCAGTAGGCCGAAGGATTCTCCTAAAGTGGAAGTAAAGAAAGAGGTTGCTCCCAACAGCAAGACCTCTTCTAATAGGGCCGACGACGCCGTTGGGGCTGGTCGGGTTCTGCGAAGGGATTCTAAGAATCAGAAGGGCACTGAGATTACTGCTGCCTCAATTATAGAAGCTCCCTATGACAAAGCCCGGACCTTGATTGATAAGACGAGAGACAAGTCGGTTTTGAACAAAGCGATGGCGCTCACCAAGCATTTTTCCGGTAAGGAGCAGCACATGCGCCATTTAATGAGGCGGTTGGAACAAGTCTAATAAAGGAGGGTTTCAGATAAATGACGTCGGTCCTAAAGCCGGAAATAACCTCCATCCTCAACGGGCTTATCACCATAACAGTCAGGTCTGTCACGGAAGTGGCGGCTGTCTTCGACCAGCTTTTGATCTACAGGGCCGACTCAGCCAGCGGGCCTTTCAGCCTTATAGAAACCGCCGCCTTAGACGGTTCGGCAGGCTACTCGTACTTGGATGTAGATACCGGGCCGGGGAAGTATTACCGAGCCCAGTACTATAATAGCGTATCTTTGGTTAGCAGCCAGTTTTCTGAGCTGGCCCAAGAGACGGGAATTTTTTCTGAGTACAGTGTTCCAACGACTACAGCCACCTATCCTCCAGAAATAGCACTCTCCGAGCAGGATAGGGAGATTGTGGAGTCTATTCGAATAACCCTTGGCGACCTTACTACTATAGAGCGGGATTCTTATGATTACTCAGAACCCACAACCGACTGCGGCCGTCAGATTTCAGCCAACGGTTGTACTTGGGAGATGATAGAGTGGAAAGGTTGGCCGCAGCGGG